AAGTAATCGGCACGTGGGCACTTAGCCCTTAATCTTCCCTTTAGTAAGGAAGTAAACGCGACGACACAAGGTAGCTGTCCGCTATCGTTTAGGCTCCGATAGGAAAGAGCATGACTTACACTCGCAATTTTCAGGATCAGGTGCCACTCTTCAAAACGCTTCGACAGCGTTCTACGAGTGCTCCCTGGTCGACTTTGTATAACACGAAGTTTTCGGTGACCCTTACAGGTTCCCGAACAGGCGAGAAATGTCTAGACTGGCGTGAGAAGATTCGTTATGGCAATTCAGCCACGACGGCTTTCACTTCGGATCGAAACTCTCTTACTGGACGAGAGGGGTTTGTGCGCTCAGTTGGCGTGCAACTAACACCACCTCCTAGCGGCCATCCGTACTCGGCATACTACGAGGAATTTCGTGGATTTTCACCCACGGAGTACTCCAATTTGTCACATTTGAGTACGTCAGCTGTTAAGGCCGACGCGATCGCTTTGCCTCAGGTTTACAAGAAGCTTGAGGCGGAGCTTCAGCACCTGAACTCGTCCGCTATCTTGGCGGAGATCTCAGGGGTCGTGAGACAGTTCAGTCGTCCGGCAGCGGCAATCGTCGACCTCACCAACAAGCATCTTAACCGGTTAGATTTTGAAAACCGGCGCTTGAAGGGACCGTTGGCGGTTCGCGTAGCGAACTGGGCCCGGATTGTATCATCGACATACCTCGAGTACGCTTTTGGACTTGCCCCTCTTATATCTGACACGAGGGGTGTGGCCGAAGCGTTGGCGAAGTTCGAGCACGAGCAAGGGAGTGATCCCAAGCTTAAGTCTCGAATAGTTGCCCGAGGGACTGATACTGCAAGTTCTTCCAGTGTCACGCATCAATCACCACCGAGCGCATGGTTCGTCGAGACCGTAACGGTTAAGACTGTGACTGAGTGCAGAGTGCAATACGTGTGTGGCCTTGGCGCTCTCCCCGTAGCCGATTACGGCTCAAATAGTCGCCTACTCCAGGTGCTTGGGTTTAACCCCAACAATTGGATTCCAGCGATTTGGGAGGCGGTACCGTGGTCTTGGCTCGTCGATTACTTCTCGAACGTGTCTCAAATCTTGCAAGCGTCGGTGACGTCGACCGCGTCCGTCAAGTGGTTCGCTAAAACGGTTACCTACCGTTCCGTGCGTTCCACCATGGGCATTGTCGATCCAGCCTTAAGCAAGCAGCGACTAGAGGCATATAACATTCGAGGGCGGTCTTCCGGCACCACAGGCAGTTTGACCCGTGTCAGAACCACCATGACGCGGACTGTTCCAACATCACTAGGCTTGCCATCCCTCACTCTGGAGTTACCTTCAGAGCTGGGCCAACTCGCCAACATGACAGCGGTTCTGTTCTCGCGCCGTGATCCTTCTGGTGCTTCATTGCACCGTAACCCTGGCTAACCGTCATCCCGACGGCGCCGCAATTTAGGAGCCTTATATGGCTTTCGCCCCTTCGACCCCCATCACCGGGTCAACCCAAACCGGCTTGACGAGTCCGACTTACACGATTGCCGCGGATGCAAATCCCGACAACAACGGAAAGCAGTACTACGTCTCCGCGCTTGGAGGCACGCAGACGGGTGTGCTTGCGCACTCGGTTGCTGCTCCTTTCACCGTGAGTATGTTCCGGCCTAAGACCCTCAAGGTCCTGGCGCCCGTGAATCCGGTGACTGGCGTGTTGCGCTCCATCCCGATGAACACCTACAAGGTGATCACTCGGAAGGGAGTGTTGCCGTTGGCCGGGCAGTCTTACAAGACTGCTCTCATCAAGACCGAACTCGACATCCCTGCCGGTTCGGACCTGGCCGACCCTCTCAGCCTGCGAGCCGCTCTCTCGGCGCATATCGGTCTGCTTACGCAGATTTCGAGCGCCATCGGAGACTCGGTAACGACCGGCACGCTGTGAAGCGTGCAAAGTAGCTTTACAGCTGCTTTGGTCTGGAGGCCTATCCAATGGATGGCAATCTCTTTCGTAGGTTATGGAAGGTGACACAATGCGTGATTACGCGAGTCTTTACTCTTCTCTCCTCGCTGACTTGGAGCTCGAAGGCATCTCTGACTTTAGTGTCTATAGCGATATGGACGCTGGAGGTGCCGCCCGAGCTACTCTTGCAGGATGCTTCCTTAAGAAGCTATGTCCTAGCGGCACTTCGGCTAGCGCGGACGCTGCTGCTCTCGTAAAGTTTGAGAGCATCAACGCGCGTTTGCCTGAGTGTGGTTACGAATTTCCCTGTGAGAATGAGGCTGAGTCCTGTTTCTGGGACTACTTTCAATACCACTTAAACGTGGCGGTTGAACCTCATGAGTCTATTGGCTCCTTTGACGTGGATAGTATCCGCGAAGGTATGGGTGTGGGTCCAGGTGCTGCCCAAAAGGCGGACGCCTCGTCTATGGTCACCAAGTTATTTAATGGTGAAATGTCGACAACTAACTATGACCTCATTCCGTATTATAGGGCCGCCTTGGTTGAGACCGGGTTCTGGGCCGACGCCGAAAGGCAACGGTTCGAAACTTACGGGTTTACAAAGGTACGAGGTGGTAAACTGTTCTTTGCGCCAAAGAACGCTGAGATCTCCCGAACTTGCTGTACTGAGGCCTCTCTGAATATGTTAATCCAGAAGGCCATTGGCACCTTTCTCGAGTTTCGTCTAGGTTGGTACTATGGCATTAGCCTAAGCCACCAGCCTGACAACAACAGGAAGCTCGCTTGCATTGGTAGTGTTGATGGTTCCTTTGGGACTATTGACTCGATTAGTGCAAGCGATAGCATCGGGTTGCAACTGTTGAAGCGAGCGCTGCGACCATCGTTTTTAAAGACGATGATTATGGCGTCACGCTCTGAAACGGCCGTCCTCCCGGACGGTCGTGAAGTTGCACTCCGGATGAT